ACCAGTAAATGTACCAGCGATTGCACCAGTACCTGTAATGGTAGGACTTGTTAATGTTTTGTTTGTAAGTGTTTGTGTACCTGTTAGTGTAGTAACAGTACTATCAATATTCAATGTAATGGTATCAGTTGTCGCTGTTGACGATAATCCAGTACCACCTGCAATTGTAAATGTATCTGTACCGACTGTAATTGTATCTGTGCCTGAATCACCAGCAATTGACATATCAGACGATATAGCTGTTGTACTTGCAGCTGTTAATCTACCTTGTTGGTCTACTGTAAATGTAGGAATAGCAGTTGACGAACCATAAGAACCTGGTGTAACAGCTGTGTCATTTAAATCTATTGATACTGTATCTCCGGTTATTGCTGTTGTGATACCTGTATCACCAGCAATTTTTAGTGTGTCTGTTAAAAGTGAAATAGTTGCACTTGTTGAACTGTCATCAACTATTGTTAAATCTGTAGCAACGTTAGCTGTACCTGCAGCCGTTAATCGTCCTTGTGCATCAACTGTAAAAGTTGGTATTGCTGTAGCAGAACCATAAGAACCTGCTGAAACAGCTGTGTTGTCTAATGTTACTGTTACAGTATTTCCAGAACCTGAAGTAGTAATAGCAGTTCCACCAGCAATAGTAAATGTTTCACTATCTAAATCAATTGATAATGCACCACCAGAGTCACCTTGGAAGTCTAAATCAGAAGCTGTAACTTGAGCGTCAACATATGCCTTAATTGATTGTTGAGTTGCAAGTTGTGTATTAGAATTAGAAGTCATATCGTCTTCATCTAATACGGCAGTTCCAGAAACTCCTGTATTTAATACAGCACTTGTTAAAGTTTTATTAGTTAAAGTTTCAGAACCTGTTAATGAAACAAAACTATCACTTTGTAATGCTGAATTAAATTCACTTAATGAACCTGTTAGAGTATTATTTCCTAAATCAATAGACTTATTTGTTAAAGTATCTGTAGTGTCTTTTAATACGATAGTACCTGTCGCATTTGGTAACGTAATTGTTCTATCAGCTGTAGGGTCTGTAACTGTTAAAATAGTTTCAAAATCATCAGAGGTACTACCTTCAAATCTAAAAGCATTTTGTACATCAATAGTACTAGCATTAATTGTAGTCGTTGAACCTTGTACTGTTAAATTACCAGTTATTGTTGCGTTACCACCTACTGATAATGCACCTGAAATATCAACACCTTCATTAATTTGAATTTGTGTTGAATCGGATGTTGAAATCGATGTTCCTGAAATTAACAGAGATGATGATTGAACTGCACTTGTTCCATTACCTGTTAAAATTGCGTTTGCTGTATGTGTAACAGCACCTGTACCACCAAACTCTACAGCGATAAATTCTCCTGTTTGAAATTCGGCTAATCCTGTAGCGTTATTACTACCGTCAAATACTGTTCTGATTGGTGTTTTTGCTGTCATATCTTTTTATCCTATTTATATTTATAACCTTTCCTTCATTAAAATGCAAATAATTGAACGGGGGCTCCTATTGTTTGTCCACTTGAAAATGTGAAATTTGTAAATTTTCTATCTATATCATCTTTAAATATGAATGTTGTAGCAGCTGTAGCTAAACCACCTGAACGAGTAAAGAAATTTACAACTCTTTCTGATACTCCATCCTCACCCACAGCAGACAATTTTTTTGAACCTACTTTTGAACCTTCTGGTAAAGTTGCACCGTTGGCAGAAATTTCAATAGTTCCTGATCCGTCTGCACTAATTGTAGCACCATTTAAATCAATTGTATTTCCAGATAAGTATAGGTCTCTCCATCTTAATGATGTTGTTCCTAAATCATATGTAATATTTGTATCTGGTACAAAATGACTTCCTACCCTAGCATTAAACGTAACTGTATCACTTGAAGATGAACCAAAAGTTGGACTGTTAACTAATGCAATTGTTAATGTGTCACCACTAATTGTTGATGAAATACCTGAAGCACCCGCTACCTTTAAAGTATCGTTTCCTAATGTTATAGATGATGATGTAGAACTATCATCTACAATTGTAAGTGTGTCTGAAAAACTTGTTGATCCAGCTGATGTTATTCTACCTTGTTGATCTACAGTAAACGTGGGTATTTGTGATGATGAACCATAAGAACCTGGCGTTACTGCTGTGTCATCTAAGTCGATAGCAACTGCATCCGTTGAAACTGTTGTTGTAATTCCTGTATCACCTGTAACTGATAAAGTATCTCCTAAATCAATTGCGTGTGAACCACTATCGCCTGAAACTGTAATTGTTGAATATGTTAAATCAGAATTAGTTATTGTTCCTAACTTCATTGTAGAAACATCTGTACCGTCTGATAAAGTATATGGAAAATAATATGATTGTGATACTATATTATTTAATAATCCTGTGGGAGTTGTAACATCGTTACTATTTGTTAGGGGTAATGATGTTTCTGAACCATCATTTAATGTAAAAGGAACGTGCTTACCAATATTAAATTCAAATTCATTTCTCCAATTACTGCCATTGTAAGCAAGATAATGGCCGTTTCTTAAATCTGTTTCGGTAACATTAGTTAGATCACCTAAATCACCACCAGCACCACCAATTTCTTTGATTGTACCTGAGTCGTTAATATAAAGTTTTTTGGCGCTAGTATCTACAGCAACCTCACCACTTGTAATATTACTTGTGGTTGGTGTACTTGTACCTCTTTTGAGTTTTATAACTGTCGCCATAAATCAAATCTCCTAAAATTGACGACTAATTAAAATGTTCCGCCGTCTAAACTTGTTACCGTAACTGCTCCTGAACTGACTGTGAAATTGTCTGAACTGAAAGAAGCCACACCTTTATTTGAAGTTGTTGCTAATTCACCAGCAATGGTTAATGTTGTTCCTGAAATTGTTGCGTCAACACCTTCTCCTCCAGCAATTGCTATAGTTGCACCTAAATCAATTACACTTGTTGTTGAACTATCATCAGAAAAAGTAATTGTAGAATTAGATAATTTATTATTTGGTATTGATCCTGCTAATTTAGCGGCTGTAATAGAACCTGCTAACATGGCATCTGTAACACCCAATGCTTTAATTCTTATTGCGTCTGAACTTACTTCTATTGAACTGTCATCAACTTCAACATCAAGTTGGTTACCAGTTTTACTTAAAGCTGCACCAGCACTAATTTGACCTGCACCTGAAAACTGTTGAAATACAATATCAGTACTACCAAAAGTTGGTACGCCATTGTGAGTTGCAACATAACCGTTATCTGCGTTAGCAGTACCTTCTTCAACAAAGAAGAATGTTCCGCCAGTTAATTCAGCAGCTGTGTCTGCGTCTGGACTTCTTGTTAATACGAAAGCCGTAGAGCCATCACCTACTGTAGTTACTTTGTAGATACCGTTTTGTACTGCACTTGCCTGGTTCTTAATTAGAACTCTGTCATTTTGTACAGTAGCAACACCGTCAATTGTTAATGCACCGTTAGCGTCAGCAGTTAAAGTACCTGCACCGTTATTATATGTAACAGCCGCTAATGCACTTGCTGTAGCAAGTCTAACTGAATCTTTAACATCTAAACCATTTGCAACACTATCAACATATGCTTTTGTAGCTGCGTCTTGGTCACTTGTTGGATCTGTAACACTTGTAATTCTACTAGAGTTTACATCAACCGTACCAGTACCATTTGGATCTAAAACGATATTACCATTTGTATTAGTAGAGGTAACAGTATTACCATTTACATTTAAATTATCAACTGTTAACTCTGTTACACCTGCAATAGCAGTTGTAGTTGCACCTAATGTTAATGTAGATGAACCTAAAGTAATTGTAGAGTTTGTAAGAGATGAGTTAGCTATGTTTGCTAATGTGTTACTAGCAGCGTCAATAGTTTTATTTGTTAATGTTTGAGAGTCATCTAAATCTACCAATGTAGCGTCTGATACTGCACTATTAAATTCTGCAAAAGTACCTGTTATAGTATTATCTGTTAAGTCAATAGATTTATTTGTTAAAGTATCAGTAGTAGCTCTACCTACTAAAGTGTCTGAAGATGTTGGTAAAGTTATTGTACCTGAGTTAGTTATAGTTGAAATAACAGGAGTTGTTAATGTTTTATTAGTTAATGTTTCTGTACCAGTTGTTGATACTAAAGTAGCATCCTGTACAGCTGTATTAAACTCAGCAAAAGTACCTGTTATTGTATTTGAATCTAAATCAAGTGTTTTATTTGTAAGTGTATCAGTAGATGTTTCTGTAACAACATTTGAATCTAAGTTTACTGATAAAGTATCACCAGTAATAGCAGTTGTAATACCAGCACCACCTGTAATTTTAAGTGTGTCTGATAATAAACTAATTGTAGTTGCTGTAGAACTTTCATCAACAATTGTTAATGATGTAGCAACTGAAGCTTCACCAGCCGCTGTTAATCTACCTTGTTGGTCAACTGTAAATGTTGGTATTGCTGTAGCAGAACCATAAGAAGCAGGAGTAACTGCTGTGTCATCTAAATCAATCGAAATGTCATTATTAGAAACAGTTGTTGTAATACCTGTATCACCTGTAAATGTGATTGTTTCACCTGTGTTTACAGTATCGTTTGAACCTACATCAGCAGCTATAGAGAGAGTTTGTGTTACTGTGCTGAATGATAGGTTACCAGAACCATCTGTTTGTAAAAATTGTCCACTACTACCATCGCCGTTAGGGAGAACAAACGTTGTAGAAGTTGAAACGTTATTTGGTGATTTTAATGCTATAAAGTTTGAACCGTTATCAGTTCCTTCATTAAATTTAATTCCACCGCCTGCTGTTGTAGAGTTACCTACAAAAATTTCGTCTATTGCTTTGTTTGAGTCTACAAGTAAAGCTGAACTTGCTGTTAATGTTCCATTTACATGATCTAATTGATCTGTAAAATATTGTCCGCCGATAACTGTTATGTTATTAGCGTCACCGTTACCGTCAACTCCACCTTCACCTATAAAAATTCTATCACCTAGGTTACTTTGTGTGCCTGTACCATAAGTATAAGCTAATTCACCTAATTTAAGTGTTGATGGTGCCGCTGTTCCGGAACTTCTTTTTATCTGAATTATTGTTGACATTTATTTCTCCCTAAAAATTGCCACCGTTAAATACTAATGTTCCTGTAGTAGTATCTAACTCGTTTCTTGTTTTAAATTTATCTGAGGAGGCGTCATACTGTAATAATGCACCATCATCCAAAGTAGTAGAATCAACATCCGATAAATTTCTTAACTTAGACAATGTTACAGATACATTTGTGCTTGGCACTTGTACTGAAACTTGTTGTGGACCTGATGATGTTGAAGAGTTTATATTTGCTCTTAAACCACCAGTTTGATTAATTCTAGCTTTTACCATTAACTTCCTCTCTCTTTGTAATATTTATAACGAAAAGTATCTAAAGAAGAAACTAATTATACTCTTGGACTAACGGAAACAATACCTTCAATAACTCTCGTTACTGAACTATCAGCTGTTTTTACTATATAAACATCATAAACATATCTTGTATGTTCATCTAAAGCTGCTGTTTGATTTTCAGTTAATGATAATTCTATGACACCTGTTGTAGGGTCACTAGCAAGATTAGCTGTAAATGCAATCTTTGTAGAAGCGTTGTAACTTGTCGCCAAGTTAGCAAAGGTTGTATAGCCTGTTAAATCAACGGCATTTCCATCTGAATTAGTTACAGTTACATCTGAACTGAAACTTGTTCCTTGGTCTATTCTAAGATTTGCTACTGCCGCCATTGAATTGTTTTACACCTTCTTGTATTTTACCATTGTAATAATTAGTCAAAACTTCAATTTTTTCTAATTCAATTTCATGTCTTACTTTAGATTGTTGAATTTCTTGTCTAGCTGCAATAATATTTCTCAATTCTAAAGGCAGAGAATCTAAATCGTACTCTTTTTCATCTATTTTTATTTTATTTTTTACTTCATCAGCCATAATATACCTCACTTATAATTTAATTATTTACTTACTTTTTTAATTTGTTTTATTAGTTTATCTTTTGTTTGTCTTTTATCTAACTCAACACCAAGTTTTCTTCCTAGAACCTCTAGTTCACTTTTTGTTTTTTTCTTCAAGTCTGAAATTTTAATTTCAGGTTGTTTCTCTACTTTCTTTTTGAAAGGAGATAACATCTTTAAGAATTTTTTAATTTTATGCACCATTGTCAACTATTGTCCCGCCAGCTGCTGTAAATTCGTCAATCATGCCTAATGCAAGATGATCGCTTCCTAATTCTGCAACAAAAACGACATCATTTTCCAATGTTATTCTATAACCAGAATGAACTCCGTCTGTGTAAACTTTTTCACAAGTTTTCCAGAGAGCGCCTGAATGGTTATCTGTATAATTATTTCCTGTCATTTTTTACCTCTTAACACTATTTATATTATTGTCCCAAGTATCTGAAAGAAATAACCGCTGAATTGGCAGGAGCCACTCCAAAAGTTAAAGTTGTTCCAGAAATTGTGTAATCTGTTGTTGGTGTTTTTACTGCACCGTTCACCACTACCAACACATTATCAACTGTTCTATTTGCAGCTATTGTAAATGCTGTTGTAGAACCGTTACCTGTTGCTGAGTCGGATGAAAAGGTACTAGAACCTACAGAAGCTACTGTAAGTTTAGCACCTAAAAATATTATGAAACCTGATTGTCCATTTGTTGGCGCTGAACCGAATGTTATTGTGCTACCACCACCTGTTATGGTATAATCTGTCGTTGGCTGCTGAATAACATCATTGTAAAAAACTAAAATTGAGGATGGTGATGAAACAGCAAAATCTAATGCAAATTCTGTTGTCGAACCATTACCTGAAAATGTTTGTGATTCTAATGAACCAAACGCCGGTGATCTTCCTATGTAAGCCATTATATGTGTAAATACCTCACTATTATGTCTGCTGAATTGGCAGGAGCCGATCCAAAAGTTAAAGTTGTTCCAGAAATTGTGTAAGCATCTGTTGGTGTTTGATGTAAACCATTTACGAAAACCATTACATCGCTTTCTGTTCTACCATTTAAAATTGTAAATGCTGTTTGAGAACCGTTACCTGTAAATTGAACATATGAATTTGTTAAACCTGTTATTAGGTTTGCATGAGAAACTTTTTTTAATGCACCTGCTGATGTATCATAAATTAAAATCTGATCTGTTAGAGCA